AATGTTCCTATGGGTGCATGGGCTATGGGAAGAGTTAATAGCTTCATCACAGGAAAGGGCGGTGCTAGAAAAGCAGACGCTGATCTTATGAGGAAGAAAAAGAAATGAGCATTAAGAAAGGTGGTCATACGTTTGAAGGTCTTAATAAACCAATAAAAACTCCAAGTCACAAGTCTGGGAAAGCTGGTGCTGTTGTAGTCAAAATCAATGGAAGAGAAAAGCTTATTAGATTTGGGATGCAAGGTGCAAGTACTAAACCGCCAAGAAAAGGAGAATCTGACGCAGATAAAGCAAAAAGAAAGTCATTTAAGGCTCGTCATGCTAAAAATATTGCAAGAGGCAAAGTAAGTGCGGCCTACTGGGCTGACAAAACCCGCTGGTAAGTTATTATTTATATTAATTATTGTTAAAATTTTTTATGTCTGAAGAACTAAACAGGCCCAATGCAAACCCAGCAGAAGTTGAAGCACTAAGAGAAAGTGTAAGAAAGCTGGAGGCTAATAATAAAAAGTTAATGGACGATTATGTGAAAGCAAAAGAAACAGCAAAGGCTGTACCCCCTGATGTAGATGTAAATGCTTTGATTGCTTTTAAGCAAAAGAAAGAACAGGAAGAGCTTGAGTCAAAAGGCAGATATGAGGAAGCGATAGCAAAACAAGCTCAACAGTTTAGAGATGCCGAAGCACAGCAAAAACAAAGAATCCAAGAGCTAGAACAGAAGCAGAGGCAGCTTGAAGTTGAAGCTCCAGCCGTAACAGCACTGGCTGATGTTGTACACGACCCTCAATATGTATTGTCCCGTATAAGCAAGGATCAGCTTGCTAGGGAAGCAGACGGCACAGTTGTTATTGTTGACGGTTATAACAGAACCCCTGTTAAAGAATGGGCCATGACAAAAATGCCTCAATGGGTACAGAAGAACCCAAGACCACAAGGCGGTGGAGCTACAACTACAAAGGTTCAGACTGAGACAGTTGCTGTTGGTGATAAGAACCCATTCTCAAAGGAAACATTCAACCTTACAGAGCAAGCTAGGTTATATAGAACAGATATTAATAAATATAATATGCTCAAAAACGCAGTTACAGGTTAGTATATAAATATCTAGTCGGCACTAGCTAGGGTTTGCACCCGAAAGTGAACATATCTTATTAATTAACATGGCTACAGTCCGTAGTGATTTAATCATACCAGAAGTGTTCACGCCATATCTCGTTGAGGCTTCTACAAATACAGATTCCTTCTTGCAGAGTGGCGTGGTGCAACCTTTGGCTGAGTTAAATCTATCCGCTGAAAGAGGTGGAGATTTCGTAAAAATACCAAGTTATTCAGCGAATTTATCAGGTGACTTTGAAGTTCTTACAGACTCAACATCACTAACACCAGCAAAAATCACAACTGGCGACCAAATTGCCGCAGTCTTACACAGGGGGCGAGCATTTTCCGCTAGGGATTTAGCTAGTCTTGCCGTTGGTAGCAGTATTGATCCAATGGCTGCTATTGCACAAAAGATGGCTTTATACGTCAACAACCAGAAACAGAAGGATTTATATTCTTGCTTAACTGGTGCTTTTGGTTCTATCAACTCAAACTCAAGCAGTTCAGCATTATTTGATCTAACTATTGATTCTGAGTCTGGTGATACACCAACAGCGTTAAGTCCTAGACACGTTGCAAAAGCTCAGTCATTACTTGGCGATCAAGGCGGCAAGCTTACAACGATTGCAATGCACTCTCGTGTTTATTACGATCTTGTTGAAAGAAGAGCAGTTGATTTTGTATTAGCTACAGACATCAATGGTGGTGGTGCTACAGCTTCTGGTGGTTCTATACAGAACGCATTTGGAAGTCCAACAGTTCCAACATTTATGGGATTGAGAGTTATCGTTTCAGATGACATTCCAACAACAGGATCTGGAAGTTCTACAGAATATTCTGTATTTATGTTCCAAAACGGAGCAGTCGTTACAGGCGAACAGGCTCCAATAAGAACACAGACAGACAGAGATATCCTTGCTTTAGAAGAAGCAATGGCAGTGGATCTCCACTACATCTATCATCCTGTAGGTTTGAAGTATGCTGTATCAACAGTAAACCCATCTAGATCAGTTTTAGAGACAGTAGGTTCTTGGTCGAAAACCTATGAGACAAAGAATATCGGTATCGTAAGAGCTACTGTTATTTCTAACAACGACTAAAGGTAACTAAAAAATGGCTACTCTTTTTGAGTTACAGAATCCTTCATTTGGTACTCTTACCAAAACTAAGGCTGTAAAAACTGAAAACGCTGCAATGACTCTCACAACTGCTGAGATTATTGAAGGCATTGTTCAAGGAACTCCATCTTCTGGAAGAAACATCACAACTCCAACCGCTGCTGAGATAATCACTGCTCTTGGAACACAAGGTGATGCTGTAGGTATGACTTTTGAACTAACTATTGTAAACAAAGCTGGGGCTACTCACGCTTTCACATTAGTTGGTGGAACAGGAGTCACTGTAAATGGTGTTGCGGCTGTTGCTCATTTAACATCTGGAACATTTATTTTCAGAGTTGAAAGTACAACAACTGTTCACGCTTACAGGAAGTGAATGGGAATCGCAACTTTTAGGCGATTAAGAGAAAGGGAGGCTGCTAAACAAAAGGCAGCCCCTCTGACTCCTACTAAAAAAATAAAGCCAAAATCAAAGAAAAATGGCAATCTCAATAGTAGCAACAGTCGGTAGTGCTTCGGCAAATAGTTATGTCACATTGACTGAGGCTCAAGCTTTTATTGATGGGCTAACTGAGTCTGATGATGTAACTGCATGGGCTAGTAGTACTGACGACCAAAAAAATCGAGCATTATTTAGCTCAACGCAAAGAATAGATCGTGAAAAGTTCTTGGGTGCTAGATCTTCAAGCACACAGGCAAGACAATGGCCACGCAGCGGTGTTCGTGTCCCAGATCAATATACAAACCTTTACGGCATATCTTTCCCTAACAGGATAATGGCCGATTATTACACAGATACTGAAATCCCAGATCATGTCCAACACGCACAAATCGTTTTGGCTGTTTATCTAAATAACAACAAAGATGGAATAGGGTTGAGTGGTCTTGAAGATTTTACAAATGTAGTTATTGGAAATATAAACGTTACCCCAAACTTTTACGGGAGAATTGGCGTTGATCGCATCCCCCCAATCGTTGACCATTATTTGAATGGGCTTAGAATAGGTGGAAGTGCTAATCTATCAATCAAGAGGTCTTAATTATGTATTATTCAAAAGCCAAAATCATCACAAATACTTCTGTGCATACTGGAAGATTTGTTAAGTTAACAGCATTAGTTGACACTGTAATAAATACGCTTGGATCTGAAATCTTAACAGGAACTAGCACTTCTATAACTTTGAAGCATAATGTCTCTCTAGAGTTTGATATGACATCAATTAAGTTGGATAGTGGTGCTGTTATTGCATACGAAATATAATGAGTATTGCTTCATCACTTAAAAAAGCGGCTTCCAGCACAATTAAAGTTCTTGGTGGTGGAATTACTTATAGAAGAGTAACTACAGGGATCTATAACCCTACTAATGGTTCAATGAGTGAAGTTAAAACAGATTTCAGCATAAAGGGTGTTGTGAGCAATGTAACTAGGTCTGAAGTGACTGATTTAGTTTCTAGTCAGGATAAACGATTAATTATATCTGCTGGTGATATAACTTTCACTCCTACGACTTTTGATCGAGTTATAATAAGTGGGACAGAATATAAAATTATTCAAATAAATAGCAATGAGCAAGATAATACAGATATAACTTTTGATATTTTCCTGAGGTAACTATGGCCAGACAAATAAGAGTTGACCAAATAGATGACGTAATGAGGGAAGCTGTCGAAAATCTTGTTCATGCGACTACATTTGAATGGACTAGAAGAGTAAAAAGAGCAACTCCAGTTGATACTGGCAGACTTAGATCAGCTTGGCAGACTGATGTTAAGCCCTTTAAAGGAACAATAATTAATAATGTTGTATATGCTGAACCTGTTTGTTTTGGTATAAATAAACCGCCATCATGGGGTGGCACTTATAGAACAAGACAGCAAACTGTTGAAGGATTTCCAGCATTGATAGGAAAAGAATTGGAACAATATGCCAGAAGAGAATATGAAAAAATCAAAAGAGGTATCTAATGGCTGCAATAGATTTAAATACAGTAAGGGCAACTATTGAAAAACGTCTTAATGAGGAATTTAGAATAGGACCATCAATTCCTTTAGTTTTTAATAACATTCCTTTTGATGCCTCTACTGTTGATCAATATATTCAATGTATTACTAGCTTTGGATCAAGTGAATACCTTACACAGCAAGCACCAAATTCTGCCACCACTGCAACTAATCTTGTTGTTGGTCTTACTACTTTTAATATATATACGGCTCAAGGATTAGGAGCGGGGGCTAATTTTGCCATTTGCAAAAGGTTAAGAAATTTATTTAACAGGATTACAGTTTCTGATGTTAGGTTTGATCCACCTGTTGGGCCAGAAGTTTCTGTATCTAATCCAGAAGGCAAATTTCAAACACAGGTTAGAATAACATTTGAATTGTATGAAACACTTACACCATGATTGAAATTACTGAAGAAATGCTCGATGCGATTGAAGCTGTTAAAGGCAGAAGAGAAGCTCAATACTGGGATCATCAATGCCGAAGATATATGGAAAAAGCAAGGGTTGAAACTTGCAACTTTACTATTAACAAAAACCTTACTAAAGATGAGCTTGAAGCAAAAGGCAGAGAGCTAGGTGTTGAACTAGACAAACGCAAGTCAAAAGACAAACTAATTGCAGAGATAGATAATTTACTAAAAAAAGGTTAATATAATTATAAATATTCTTTTTTATTGTTATGGCTGCTGTAAAAGGTGACGTAGGCCAAGTCAAATTTGATGATGGCGGCTCTTCAGTTAACCCAGTACTAGGCACAAGATCATGGTCTATGTCTATCACTAAAGATTCACAAGAAACAACTGTTCAAGGTGACACTTTCAAATCTTTTGTTGGTGGTCTCATTGAGGGTGAGGGAACTGCTGAATTGGTTTATGATGCCGCTGCGTCTGGTGAAACTGCAACTTTTGTTGATGGTGTTTTGACCACTGGTGACGCTGGAACAGCAGCTTTTGAGCTTTTCCCTGATAGTGCAAGTGGCACTAAAAAGATTAGCTTTGTTGGTCTTATAACTAACTTTGAGCAAAGTTCATCTCTTGGTGATGTAAACACAGTAAGTATTACATTCAAACCATCTGGCACAATTACGTCAGCAATCTAACTGTAAAATTCTTCGCACTTATTTATGGCAACTGAAAGAACCGCAGACCTTCTTCTTGGAGCTTTTCAAGATGAAATGGTCAACAGAAAAAAGTATGACATTAAAGATTCAAACGGCAAAATAATAACAACTGTATATTTTAAGCCAATAACAAGATTTGCTAGGGTCAAAGCACAACAGTTGGCTGGATCAGATGAAGCTTTAGTTATCTCAACTCAACTACTTTGTCAGATGGCAGAGAAAGAAGATGGAACTCCAGCTTTTGATATGTCAGATGCTGCTGTTTTGCAAAGATCGCTTCCAGAAAAAGTTTTAAATGAAATAGAGCTTTTCTTGAATGATATAAAGCTTGATATTGATACAGCAAAAAAAGAATAAAAGGGGATAACTGGTTTAGATTTGAGTTTTTCCTAGCAACAGAATTAAGTAAAACAGTACAAGAACTCAGAAATAATATGACTGAGGCAGAGCTTATCTATTGGGCTGGATATTATGAGATCAAGCATGACGAAGAAAAAAGAGCATTGCAACGACAAAAACACAATTCAAGGTAATATATAATAAAGGCTTTTTTTATAAGTGGCTCAGAGTAATGTAAAACTTACAGTTGATGCCAGTGGTGCTACCAGAGCATTAAATGGTGTCCAGAAACAAACTAATCTCTTACAGAAGTCTTTTGGCGGTCTTAGAACAGCTATTGGCGGGATAGGGTTAACTTTAGTAGCAAGGCAAGCGGTCAAAGCATCATCTAATTTTGATAAATTAAACGTAAGACTCGGACTATTAACAAAAGCAAGCGGTACTTTTGCAAAGTCTCAAAAGATAGCGGCTGATGCTCAAAAGGCTTTTGGTCTTAGTTCAACAGAAGCTCTTGAAGGAATTACAGATATTACAGCAAGATTAGCTC